GCTGCACCCATCAACATAGATATACCTGATGCAGTTCTACCTACACCAGCTATGCCTGTCTGACCATGTGCAAAGGATGGAAAACCTGTACTCTCATCCGATAGCTGTCTAGCTTTATCAAACATCATCATGTTCTCACTAGATACATTTGGATACTTTGTACCAAACAGTGCCTGTCCGGGTGCACCACCCTGTCTTCTAAACACCTTGCCGGGATACACTGTCAAGTCCTGACCCGGTACTAAGTTAGTTTCATCTACCTCAATAAGTAAGTTACCTGACAGTACAGCATTGTCAACTGCCATACGCATAAAACCATTCATCAAAGTTTGTGTGTCATCCATGTTTTCTGCAATACCTACACCAAAGAAACTGTATGGGTTAAGTTCATAGGGTGCTGCCATGTAAGGTATACGAGCAGGTTTAAATGGATTAAGTACTACACGTAGTAGTCTACCATTACATATCCATATGTTTGCCTGTAGCTCATCTAGATCTTCTAGATCTTTTGGTATTGCAATCTCTTGTTCTTCTAATAGTTCAGTATCTACTGTACCCCAATACTCCATAACTTCAAAACGATCAATGTCGTGCTGTGGTGCATAGTCAGATAGATCATCTTCCCAATACAGCTTTTCGTAGTTCTCACCTCTTGTGATTACTTCTTCAATTACACTGTCCCTAAAGTATGGGCGTTTCTTAAGTGCACGTAGTTGTGAACGTGACATCTTGTGTCGTTCTATTACATACTGTGCCTCATCCATGTTGTTAGCATCAGGGTCTGGGTAGAAGTTCCACACTGATACGTGAGATACTTGTGGTACAGTTTTAATAAGTGGATTGTATTCGCCCTCATCATCCCAGTTAGGATACTCTTTGTCAATAGCAAATGGTCCTTTCATAACACCAGTACCAAACAATGCCATTTCAAATGCTGTACTTCTTAAATGCTTACTAGCACCTGACTCTTCTAACTGATCGTGTATCTTCTTCTGCATCCTTTTCGCTGCCACAAGAGCAGGGCTAAACGTAATTGCCGTACCTGTTTTACCAACACCTTCTCTAACACCCTCTATCTCTCCTAGTTTATTTGCATATTCACCCAATCTTTCATTTAGGGTATTTTGAGTGTCACCCGGTTGTAGGTCTTTACCATCACCAGCAAAACCATATGGACTATCCATCATATCTCTTACTTCAGGTGGTTCCTTTGGATCAAAGTGTACATCACCTGCTACACCATCAGGTAGTTGTGTTGGGTCAATTGTTAATGGAAATTTATTATTTGCAAATAGAACATCTACTATCTGTCCATATGCAGCAAGGGTTTTAGTTTTAGTTACCTTAATAAATACACGAGATCGTTCTGCTTCTGAGAACTGTACATCTGTGCCATACAAACCCCTGTAGTTTCTGTAGGATTTTATCCAACGTTCTTCATCTTGATACCTATAGTCTTCTGCTCTTTTGTATCTGTCAACTATAAAAGGTACTAGGTTTGCTATTTCTTCATCTCTAGACTCATCTGCATCTTCTAGATGTATAGCGTCTTGTTCTATTGTAAAATCATCTGCCATTATTTTTTTCCTTAATATCCAAATACAGCATCTGCTACTGGCATGGTGCTTGGTGGTCTTCTGCTAGGATCGTAATCAAATAAATTAAACTTAGGTCTTGACATAACCCCATATCGTAGTGCGTCATATAAGTGGTCTTCTGCATGTGTATCTATATCTTCTGGGTTACGTTTGTCAAGAGGCAATGCAGGTAATTGTGAAATTAGTTCTGTACAGTTAGAAAAGAATATTAGTCTGGGTTCTTCACTATCCTCATCTACCTGTAGTCTTCTATGTATTTCGTTCTTACCTGATACTCTACTTCCTTTACTTCTATCTGATGGCCTCCACCTACAGCCTTTGTTTATCATCTGTTCTGCAAGTGATGGTCCTGTGTCACCTCGTTTATGCCATACAGAGCTATCTAGTACTCCATACTTTATATTACCATCTCCTGCTTCTAAGTCAAGTACCATATCTGCTAAATCTGTAGCTAATACTTTTGATACATATAACTCTCTATATACTATAAGTTGCTCATCTGGCGTAACAGCAAACCAAAGAACACCACTATAAGAACCATAACCATAATCACATGCCCTAAATTTAACCCAGTTACTCGGTATATCAAATGGTTCAACAACATGTATATGCCTGTTAAACTCTGTGAAGGCTGCACCTTCTTTGATATCCCAATCACCCTCTAGCAACTGCCTACGCTGATGTTCAGGTAGTGACAGTAGCATTGCTTCGTAGTCACCTGTATCTGACAGGTATGGGTTATCTGATAACCTAGCAGGTATAAACCTACGTTTAAATAGTGGCTTACCTGCCTTACTGTGACCTGCTGGGTACTTTAACGCTTCTCCTGTTTCTATATCTGTCGCAGCAAAACTCGTATCGTATGGTGCTGGATCAATAAACATCTTCTTAACCCAGCCATGTCCCGGTCCACCGGGGTTAGTTGTTGCCCTCATGTACACTTCTAAATCAGGGGCAGTGGAACGTAGACGAGATCTCATGTAGTTCCACGCATAAGGTGAAGGCCACTGAGTTAATTCGTCAAAACCTATCCAGCTAAAAGCCAGACCCTGATAGCGCATGACATCATCATCACGATCTAAGTATGACATCCAAAGTCTTGCACCAGATGGTGCGGTCCACTGCATCTTTCTTTCTGACCATTTTATTCCCGGCCAAACTTTAGGATATAGTTCCTGTGACTTAGATATTAATTCACGTAACTCTTCTGTTGTATGTCTTAATAACAATCCGCTAAATGCAGGATGACCCATAAACCGCAATGGATCAGCTAACATTGCATAACTCTTACCACCACCTGCACTACCACCATACAATACTTCTCGTTCTGGTGCAGCTAGAAACTCTGTCTGTGGTCCAGAGTTAGGTTTAAATAGTACATTAGCTTCACGTTCAATAGCATGTGTGTCATACTCTATTTTCTGTGGTGCTAACTCGTTTTGCTCCAAGTCTACTTTCTTCGATTGTTTTGGCTTTTTGGATCGCCTTTTCCGCATACTCTGCCCACTTGCGGAGACTTCTAGCTTTGTTCTTACGCTGTCGCTCATGCTTTATTCTTTTCTGTAGTCCAAGATGTGATATGTACCTTCCTGTATTTTTGCTTAACCATGCAGCAACCTGTCGTAACGAATACTGGCGTAGATATGTTTTAGCTTTTTCCAGATGATCGAGTTCTTTAGGTATTGGTAACAACAGGTCTTCATCTTCGGGGTCCACTTCGTACCCGAATGGGACTGTTCTAGCAATACGTGGTACAGGTAGCCACTCATTTTCTTCCTTCACATCTGTTGGTTGCGGTAATTTCCATTTTCCTAAACTCCTATTCATTAATCGTCATCATCACTTTGTTTCTTAGGTGGCATTAACATCACACCACCACTTGCTTCTACCTGTAACTTCTCAGTTTTAACCAAACCAGTACGATCCAGTAGTTCCTTTGCTGCTGACATCTTATCTCTTAGTCCTAACTCAGTAGGGTCTAGGAGTGCACCAGCCATTGCTACAGCAGCTTTAGGGGCATTACGTGCCATGTACTGCTGTGTTGCTTCTAGTATCTCTTCCTTGAGGCTCTTAACTACTACTGTAGTAGATGTACCATCTGCATAGCCAGCTAGTTTCTTAGCTGTTGCTACATCCCCACCAGCTTCATCAAATAGTACATCTAGGAATTTTACCTGATTTTCTGTGTACTGTCTAGTCATTTAATTCCCCAGTTCGCATTATGTCACTCAGTCTTGTAGCCCTGCCTTTTACCTGCTCTGCCCACTTGCTGTCTAACATCTCAACTGCTGCATGATCATAGTCCTCATCTTCTATAGCAGACCACATCTTCTTAAACTTATTTAAACGTGGCATACCCAGATTAAAAGCCATATTAACACACACCATCTGTCGTGGTGCATTTAAATTTTTAACGCAAGGATGAGCATCAAGGAGTTCTCGTTCAGCAATGTCAACATCAATACGCAATATATATCTAGCACCGTAAAGGGTAATTCCATTGTCGTAAATGTCCTGCATATCAGACAGACCTAAGTGTTGCAATTGTACAACAGTCAAGGGTCTATCTTTTAAATTTCTACCTGCACCTATTGTGTCTATACCTAATGTATCTTTATAGACTTTTAGTTCCATACCCTCATCTCTAATAAGCATGTCAAGTAATTTGCTAGTATCGTACTTCATTTATTTCTTCTTAGGCATTGCAAAGCCAAAGTATGCACCAACAAGTGCAGACAATGAACCATACATCATCATAAGAATACTGTCTGCTGCTGCAAACCTGTCAGGCCATATCAGTACAGCAGTAGTAGCTATGAGCATAGTAGCTAGTGCAGTCCATGCCATATAGCGTCTGTTAGATTGATATGCTGCTTTGTCAACAATTACATTTTCATCTGCCATGTTTATTACTCCCTATTTTTTAAATAACTTAGTGGCACTACGTACCCCAAATGATGCTGCCACGATTACCGAAATGGCATACTTATACCACTCAGGCATCAGTTGTAGTTGGCTAAACCCTATTTGAACTATGTCTTCACAGCCGGGAATGAACGCAAGCACAAGAGGTATCGAGAACAAAATTGTAAGCCACTCGTCTTTCCACGAGTTATCACTCGCTTTAGCCTGTGCTATATCCCAATCTATTTCACCTGCTGCCTGTTTTTCTTTTATCTTAGCATCAGATCGTATTGTTACAATCTTAGCTTCTGTCTTAGCTTTCTTCTCAGCAACCTGTCCCTCTAGCCATGTACCAGCTAAATTGGCTACTGGTCCTATTATTGCACCTAGCATTAACCTCTCCTAAACCTAGCTGTCTTCTTAGCTATGCCCTTTGGTTGCTTTACATGCTGTTTCTTACCTGCACGTTTAGCTCTAGTTGTAGCAGCATATTCAGAAGCCGACAGTGACTTAATAGCTTTAGCAGGTAAATATCTCTCACCTGTAGCCTTTGGTCCTTGTGTAGATGGCTTACCTGACTTAGTACGCCAATCCTGCTTTGTCCAGTTCGCTAGACTTTTTTGTGACTTAGCTCTTGCCATGACACTCACATCTACATACATCAGGATCACAGCCACACTCTATGCAACTGTCACATTTATATTCTGATTCTACATTACACATGCATACTAGCTCTTCTCCGCATTCACATGTTGTTGCTACATTTACCATTATATAATTCCTGTATCCATAGTAGTTGCGATAGTAGCCCATAACTAGCTACGGTAGCCACCGCCCTTT